TGGAGTTAGTAAAAGAACCAAATACATGCAATCCGTACTTAGGGATATGCGCTCTAAAGAATTTAACAACGTAGCAAAAGCAAATTTTAATATTGATCTTTACGAAAACCAAACAGAAACTTTACCTGATACAGAAGAAGAACTAGCTTTGCACATGCAGCTTAATTACAAGCAGGCTGTAGAATTAGCAGAAGAACAAGCAATAAATGTTTTAATGGAGGGTAGTGATTACGATCTTATAAGAAGAAGAACATTATATGATATCGCAACGATAGGTATAGGTGCTACTAAAACTACTTTTGATTGGCATGATGGCGCTAAAGTTAAATATGTTGATCCAGCTAATTTAGTTTACTCTTATACAGAATCTCCTTATTTTGATGATGTTTATTATATTGGTGAGGTAAAAGAAATCCCTATAAATGAATTAGTTAGAGAATTTAAAAATCTTACTGAAGAAGAAATAGAAGAAATAATTAAAAAATCTGGAAATCCATTAGACGGCAGTGGAAACTATAGAAAAAGAACAGATGATAAAAATAAAATTCAAGTTCTTTATTTTAACTATAAAACCCACATGAATAATGTTTATAAATTAAAAACACTATCTAGCGGTGGAGAAAAAATTATTCAAAAAGATGATACGTTTAATCCTCCCCCTAGCATGGACGGTGAATTTAGAAAAGTAGAAAGAGTTATTGAGGTTTTATACGAAGGAGTTTATTTAGTAGGATCTAATAAACTATTAAAATGGAAGATGGCGGATAATATGATGCGTTCAGATTCTGATTTTGGTTCTGTTAAAATGAATTATCAAATTACAGCTCCTAGAATGTATGAAGGTAGAATAGAATCTTTAGTTAGTAGAATAACTGGGTTTGCTGATATGATTCAGCTTACACATTTGAAACTACAGCAAGTTATGGCTAGAATGGTTCCTGATGGCGTTTATTTAGATGCTGATGGTCTAGCAGAAATAGATTTAGGTAACGGAACAAACTATAATCCACAAGAAGCTTTAAATATGTTCTTCCAAACTGGTAGTGTTATTGGTAGAAGCTTTACTTCAGAAGGAGATATGAATCCTGGAAAAGTGCCTATACAACAAATACAAAACGGAGCAGGAGGTAACAAAATACAAAGTTTAATTACAACTTATAATTATTATCTTCAAATGATAAGAGATGTCACTGGACTTAACGAGGCTAGAGACGCTACGACACCAGATAAAAATGCTTTAGTTGGTGTTCAAAAATTAGCAGCTGCAAATTCTAATACAGCAACTAGACATATATTACAATCTATGTTATATCTCACTGCTTCTGCGGCAGAGTGTTTATCACTACGCATTTCTGATATTGTAGAGTACTCTCCAACAAAGGAAGCTTTTATAAATGCTATTGGTGCTCATAATGTTGCAACACTACACGAGATAAAAGATTTACATTTATATGATTTTGGTATATTTATAGAATTACTACCAGATGAAGAAGAAAAACAAATATTAGAAAATAATATACAAATGGCTTTGCAACAACAAACACTTGATTTAGACGACGCTATCGATCTTAGAGAGGTTAGAAGTGTTAAACTAGCAAATCAACTTCTTAAAGTAAAAAGAAAAAAGAAATTGCAAAGAGATCAAGAAATGCAACAACAAAATATTAAAGCTCAATCTGAAGCAAATGCTCAACAGCAAAATGCGGCAGCTCAAGCAGAAATACAAAAAAATCAAGCTAAAGTACAGGCTGATGTTCAATTGGAGCAAACAAAGAATCAGTTGCAAACGCAGTATTTAAAGCATGAAATACAAGGTAAAAAAGAATTAATGCAATACGAGTTTGATTTAAATTCTCAATTAAAACAAATGGAAACTCAACAAAAAACTAGAGACGAGGGGGTGCGAGAAGATAGAAAAGATCAAAGAGTCGATAGGCAAGCTGCTCATCAAAGAGATATGATAGAGCAAAGAAACCAGGGTGCTTCACTTAATAAGTTTGAATCATCAGGTAATGATATACTTACAGGGGACGCAGGACTTGAAGGTCTAAATCTCTAATATTTAATATTTTATAAAATTTTATTATGGAAGAACAAAACAAAGAAGTTGTTGAAGAGACAACTGAATCTGTTGAAGAAACAACAGAGGAAAACAATGAACAACCCGTAGAAGAGGTTGTTGAAGAAACAATAGACGAATCTAAGTTTGAAAGCGCTGGAGACGACAGTGTTTATAAAGTAGATTTAAATAATCCACCTAAACAAAAAGAAGAGGTAGTAAAAGAAGAAATAAAAGTAACTGAAGAAAAGTTAGACGAACAACAAGAGCAAGAAGTTACTGAAGAACAACCAGTTCTTGAAGAGATTACAGCAGAAGATTTAATTGAAAATAAAGAAGAAATTGAAAATGTTGTAGAAGAAGCAAAAGAAACTGGAGAAGCATTACCTAAAAATCTACAAAAACTTGCAAGTTTTATGGAAGAGACAGGTGGTGATTTAGAAGATTACGTCAATTTAAATAGAGATGTTGAAAAAATGGACGACTCAGAAGTATTAGATGAATACTATCGTTCAACAAAGTCTCACTTAAGTCCAGAAGAAAGAAGTTTTTTACTAGAAGATTCTTTTGGTATTGACGAAGACGTTGACGACGAAAGAACACAACGTAAAAAGAAAATAGCCCTTAAAGAGCAAGTTGCCGAGGCTAAAGCCCACTTAGACAGGCAAAAGTCTAAATACTATGAAGATATCAAAGCTGGGTCAAAGTTGACTCAAGAACAACAAAAAGCTATTGATTTCTTTAATAGATACAACAAGGAATCTGAAGAGCAGAAAAAAATATCTGAAGCAAGTAAAGCATCATTTCAAAAGAAAACTAGTAATGTTTTTAATAACAAATTCAAAGGTTTTGAATATAATGTTGGAGACAAAAAATACAGGTTTAATGTCAAAGATGCTGGTAAAGTAAAAGAAACCCAGAGTGATATTAATAATTTTGTTAACAAATTTGTTGGCGAAGATAAAACAACTATTAGTGATGCTGCTGGTTATCATAAGTCTTTATTCACTGCTATGAACGCTGATGCTATAGCGAATCATTTTTACGAACAAGGTAAAGCCGATGCTATTAAGGATCAGGTTGCTAAAGATAAAAATATTAATTTAAATCCTAGACAAACGCACGGCGAAACAAATGTTGGCGGTGTTAAGTATAGAGTTTTAGGTAGTTCTGCCGATGATTTCACGAATCAAAATAGATCATTTAAAATTAGAAAAAAATAAAAATAAATAATTATGGCAATAACTTCAAATGTTGCTCCAGCTGCGGCACCTAGTAGACAAACATTAGCTTCGGCTTATATTGACTTTACGGGGGCTGGCAACGACTGGGCACAACAATATTTACCAGATCTTATGGAGAAAGAATCTGAAATTTTTGGAAACAGAACTATTTCAGGATTCCTTTCACAAGTAGGAGCTGAAGAGGCTATGGCATCAGATATGGTGGTATGGTCTGAACAATCAAGATTACATCTTAGTTACACAATGACATTAGGTGGCACTGGTACTACATTAGTAGCTACCCATGACGCAGATGGACAAGCTGTAGCTACATCAGGTGATATGTCTACAGGACATCACGGTATACGAGCTGGAGACATGCTTATAATCGCTGACGCTAACTCTACTGTAAAAGCTTACGCTGCTGCTGTAGCTGTTAACGGTACGGTAACTGTACAACCTTACGGAGCTAATCATGTTAATACTTCTGGTATTGCTGATGGTGCTTGTAAAGTGTTAGTATTTGGATCTGAGTATGCGAAAGGTAACACTGGTAGAGCTAGAGTTAACGAACCAAAGTTCAAATCTTATGACAACAAACCAATCATCTTAAAAGATAAGTACGAAATCTCAGGATCAGACGCTTCTCAAATTGGTTGGGTTGAAGTTTCAGGAGAAGATGGACAAAACGGTTATATGTGGTACTTAAAAGCTTCTGGTGATACTAAAGCTAGATTTACTGATTACTTAGAAATGGCAATGATTGAATCAGAGAAAGCAACAGGCGATGGACTTACGGACATGGCTGCCCTTTCACCTGGTACTAACGGTGGTGCTATTACTGGTACTGAAGGTTTATTCGCTGCTATTAACGCGAGAGGAAACGAAACTACAGGTATTACTGGTGTTAACGCTGCTACTGATTTAGCTGAATTCGATGCTATATTAGCGGAGTTTGACGCAAACGGAGCTATTGAAGAAAACATGATGTTCGTTAATAGAACTACAGCTTTAGCGATTGATGACATGTTAGCTTCAATGAATTCTTACGGAGCGGGAGGTACTTCTTATGGAGTATTTGATAACGACAAAGATATGGCTTTAAATTTAGGTTTCTCAGGATTTAGAAGAGGTTCTTATGACTTTTATAAATCTGATTGGAAATACTTAAATGATAAATCAACTAGAGGATTAATCAACGCAATGGACACTGTGGGCGCTATTAGAGGTGTTATGGTTCCAGCTGGTGTATCTTCTGTATATGATGAAAATTTAGGTAAAAACCTAAAGCGACCATTCTTACACGTTAGATATAGAGCTTCTAACACAGAAAGTAGAAAGTTTAAAACTTGGACTACTGGTTCTGTTGGAGCTGTTACTTCTGACTTAGATGCGATGGAAATGCACTTCTTATCTGAAAGATGTTTAGTTGTGCAAGGTGCTAATAACTTCATGTTAATGAACTAGTACTGATTTTTAAGATTAGGGGAGCGCAAGTCGCTCCTCTTATCTTTATTTTATTAATTATATTATATATTATATTATGACAAAAAAGAAAAAAATAACTAAGGTTGAAGAACCTATAGTTGAGGAAACGGTTGTTATGGAAAAGCCAGTGGTTAAAAAAACTGAACCACAAAAACCTAAATGGGAAATAAGAGATAGATTATATATTTTAAAATATGGTAAGTCACCATTAAGTAAATCATTAAAAGCTGCAAACATTTATTACTTTGATGAAGAAAAAGGATACGAAAGGGAACTTAAGTATTGTCAAAATCAAAGAACGTGTTTTGTTGATGAAATGGAGGGCGATCAGAGATTAGAACATATTGTTTTTAGAAATGGTACACTATCTGTTCCTAAAAATAAAGTTACTTTACAAAAACTTCTATCATTATATCACCCTCATAGAGATAAAGTATATTCTGAGTATGCGCCGGCTATACAAGCTGAAAGTGAAATAGATATTATTGAATTGGAAATAGAAGCTTTAAATGTAGCACAGTCGTTAGATATTGATATGGCTGAAGCTATAATGAGAGTAGAAATCGGTTCTAAAGTATCTAAGATGAGTTCTAAAGAATTAAAAAGAGATTTATTAGTTTATGCTAAAAGAAACCCTGAATTATTTTTAGAATTAATTAAAGATGAAAATGTTCAACTTAGAAACGTTGGTATAAAAGCCACTGAGATAGGAATAATTAAATTATCTTCTGATAACCGAACATTTAATTGGGGATCAACTGGTAGAAAATTAATGACAGTTCCGTTTGATGTGCATCCATATACAGCATTAGCTCATTGGTTTAAAACTGATGAAGGTATGGAAGTATATTCTAATATAGAAAAAAGAATGAAATAACAATTTTTAAATTATTAAAAGTAGCCACCTATAATGGGTGGCTATTTTTATTTAGATGCTAACCTTTCACTTTATTATGTAACTATAGTCATATAGTATAAAATGTAATAAATATGAAATCAAAGGGACTAGGGGACTCTATACAAAAAGTAACTAAGGCAACTGGAATTCATTCGTTTGCTAAAATAGCAGCGCAAGTAGTTGGGGCTAAAGGGTGTGGATGTGATAAAAGAAGAGATTGGCTAAATAAACGGTTTCCTTATAAGCAATATAAATAATGGTAAATATAGATACAGTATATCAAAAAGTTTTAGCTTTAGCTAATAAAGAGCAAAGAGGATACATAACACCTCAAGAGTTTAATTTAATGGCTGATAAAGCTCAACTTGACTTAATTAATAACTGTTTTCATAAAGTTAAAACATCTTATTTAAAACCTCAAAATCAATCTGAGGTTTCTGATGAAATGGAAATGGCTCAAGAAAAGTTAGGTTGGTTAAGATCTGAAAAAGTTTTAACTGCTTCATTAGTGGCTAATAGCAATATACAAGAGTGGAACGGAAAAGTATTAATTGAACTACCTACTGATGTTTACAAAATAGCAACATTATACTTAACAGCACCTGGTGGTGTAGCTTCTACAGGGCAAAACCCATCGCAAGTGTATAACAGGGTAGAAGTACATAGAGTTGATAGAAAAGATTTACTAGACATGAAAAGGCATCCTTTAACAGCTCCTTCTATAAGTAGACCTATTTATACTATATATGATAATATGTTTTCAGGATCAACTCATAGAGAATATTTAGAAGTACACCCAACGGCTGTATACACATCAACTTCACACACGGGCATATCGTCAGACGCAGACGCAAATATTGTTACTAATACTTGGACTACTTGGGCTGCAACAAGTGGAACAGGGAATATACAAGGTCAATATGTAAATGTGCAACCAGTAAATCAAGGTTTCGATATTGATGGTGATCTATTAACAACATTACCAGGCTCTACATTTAGATTAGATTATTATAAAAAACCAATATCACCATCATGGGGATATATAATTGTTAATCAAAAACCGTTATATAGTGAAGCTAAATCTCATCACTTTGATTTACACCCTTCTGAAGAAGAACCTTTAGTTATGAGGATATTAGAATTATGCGGTGTTATAATAGAAAACCCATCATTACAACAAGGCGTTGGACAAGATAAAGCAAATACTAAACAAGAGCAAAATAGTTAATTATGGGATTATTAGACAATCAAACACAAAACGCATATTATACTGGTAGCAACTTTGGTACATACCAATTTGTTACGTTGGAAAATATTATATCTGCCTTTATGATAGCTTACGTTGGTGAAGGAAAAATAATATCTAAAGTTAATAGAACAGATGTTCAGTTTCATGCTATGCGTGCTTTACAAGAATTGTCTTACGACGTTCTTAGATCATTTAAATCTCAAGAAATAGAAGTTCCTTCTACATTAACAATGATTTTACCTCAAGACTATATTAACTACGTAAAATTGGTTAGAGTTGATAGCAAGGGTATAGAAAGAGTTTTATATCCTACTGGAAAGACATCTAATCCATTTGCTATAAAACAAAGTGCTAATGGAACTTATGATTTTGATACTGGTGTAGATAATGACGCTGGTGAAGATATTATGTCTACTACCTTGCAAGAACAATCACCTAGCAATACTTGGACTAATTATCAAAATACAACAAGCACTGAAGACACTTACGCTGATGATTCTGTAGATTTAGAGGTTGATAATAGAGGTAGAAGATATGGGCTTGATCCTCCTA